TCGCTTCAAAAAGATTGAGACAGCAGCAGTCAGTTTAAATAAAACACTTAAAGGTCTTGGTCGTCGTAACGCCATAAGAGTCGATACTCGCGCTGCAATGTCAGCGATCAGCGCACTCGAAGCCCGTATCCGTGGATTAAATAGAACAGTAAATCTCGACGCACGTACTAGAGAAAGTCGAAGTGGCGGGGTTTCGTCTGGGGCAGCCATGCCTATTATTGCGGCGAGTTTGGGTAATGTCGGTTTATCAAGTCAAGAGAAAAAGGCGTTTGACAAGAAAAGAAGGATAACGGGTGGGTTAGAAAAACCTCAAGAGAAAGAGATAAGTCAAATAGAAAGTAGCAATCAAGCACTAAAGACGAGATTATCAGATCGTAGTGAGATACTTGCTATTCATAGAGATGAACAAAAGAAACTGCAAGAGCAGTTAGTTGAAAATAATAAAAAATTCAACGAGGCCACAGAAAAGTCTCTTAAAGGGGTAGGCCAAGGCAGAGAAAGAAAGTTAAGGCGAGATAAATTAGCGGCTATTAAGAAAGAAAACAACGCGATCAATCGTGCTTTAACTGCGAAACAAAAAGAGGTAGAAGTTGCACAGGCTAAGACTGAGGAAATAAATAAAGAGATAAGAGCTAATAATCAAAAAGCTAGAGTGTTGGAGAAGCCAAACAGAGAATTACAAGAAAAACTCGTTACAGATAAGAAGTTATTAAAGCAACAGGAAAAAATAAATCAAGCCGAAACAATTTTTAGTAGATTAGAAGCTAAGAAAATACAGACTGGAGATAAGTTAAAGGAAGTAGACGAAGCGTTAGCGGCAGAAAAGAAGAAGTTAAATACGCAGTTAAAGAAACAAGAAAACCAACTGAAAAAGACAACCGGGAGAAAGATTGATTACACGAAAGGTATCAGTAAAGGTAAAAAGGAAGTCGCTAAACTCACCCAACAGTCAGAGAAGTTTAACCGAATACTAAAGATTACCGATGAAAGAATGTTAAAGGTAACAAAGACACAAAGAAGGTGGGAACAAAGAGCCGGTAATAGAGGAGGTTTATTTGGCAATATGATGAATAGTAAGGCCGGCGGTGCAGCACTTAGAGGTGGGGCCGCGTCTATGGCTCTTATTCCGGGTATTGCTCCACTAGCTGTAGGTGGATTTGCGGGAGCAGCGAATGGTGGAGGTTTGGGTGGAGCCGGTATTGGTGTTGCTGTGGCTGGACTTGTTCAAGGAACAGTTGCATTAGTCGAATTTAGTAGGCAATCGGCTCAAGTTGCGGCTGATATGGATCGAATGAAAACTGCTTTAAGCGGTGTTGTTCCTGATCAAGAAGCATATAACTTTGCATTAGAAAAGGTTAAGACTCTATCAGATAAATATGCGATTTCGCAAAGAGTCTTACTTAAAGGTTTCACCGGTGTTCAAGCTTCTGCGGATGCGGCGAATGTATCTATTGAAGATACTGCCAGTTTATTTGAGGGATTGTTAGCGGTCACTCTCGCTAAAGGAAAAGGAATAGAAGAATTTAAAGGAGTTTCTCTTGCGACTCAGCAAATCCTTTCAAAAGGCCGCCCGCAAGCCGAAGAATTGAGGGGCCAAATCTCAGAGCGCGTTCCCGGATTTATGGCAGGTCTAGCTGAGTCGATGGAAATAGACATGTCAGAGTTAGATAAGAGGATGCAAATAGGTAAAGTTTCTCTAGAGGACTTTATTAAATTCGGTAAAAAGTTAAAAGCTGAAAACGCAAAAATAGCGCGAGAGATGGCACAGAGTATGGCTTTTGCGGGTATGCGTTTAACTACAGCGCAAGAGAATCTTCAAGCGGAATGGGGTAAGACATCGATGATTTTTGGTGCAACTTTTCAAGATATGGCTACCGTCGCTACTAAAGGGTTAAATAAAGTTGCAGAGGCTTTTAATGAAGTACATAAAGCTGAATTAAGAAGATCAATAAAGCATGATCCTGATTGGCTATTTAATTTAAATCCATTTACGAAAAACAGAAAACACCAGCAAGATCGATTAGACGTACTTACAGGTGCTACGGAAGTTGACACACGTACTCCAAAGCAAAAGAAGCTAGACGAAGAGAAAGAGGCAAAATCAGCCGCTAACTGGAAAAAGATTGAAGACCGTCTAAGAATTGATAAAAAATTCCAAGAGAATCGAATTGCACTAGGGGAGAAAGAGGCAGAGATACAACGAGAACTAGCCGAGTTGAGACTTCAATTCCTCGATAAAGAAGATAAGGATTTTGATGAAATAGAGAAAAAGATCAGAGCGTTAAAAGACTTAGAAGATCAGACAATTTCTAACAGCGTTGCCTTTAAGGAATTGCAAGAGGACGCAGCACAGAGATTAAAAGATTTAAGTAATCCCATTAATCAGCTAAGGGTTATAACGGAAACTTTTGAAGAGTCTTTCTCAAGTGCAATTCAGGAGGTAGTGAGAGGAACAAGGAGTATTGGCGATGCTGTTGTTTCAATGCTCAATCGTATAGCTGACGCAATGCTTGAGAACGCGGCCAACACGATAGCGGCACAAGCTAGTAATTCGTTGTTGAGTTTCTTAGGCCCGGCAATTCAGTCAATCTTTAGTCCTGCCCCTGCTGCCCCCGGTCCTCTTCCTCCTGTTCCGAATAAAATTACTCAAACTGGATTTAATTACAGTAAGTACGCAGCCGGAGGATACGTCAACCGTCCTACTAACGCTCTTATCGGAGAAGGTTCTGAGGGGGAATATGTCATTCCTGAATCTAAGCTTGCTTCTAGTCTTTCCAGATACCAAGCGGGGCATCGCGGTAGCTCAGTAGTTCCGGGCGGTGTTGGTAATTCAGGCGGTTCAGGTGGAGGGTCTGGGGAAGTAACAGTTAATTACACCGGTCCTACTCTTAACTTCAATGGTGATGAATATGTACCTCGCTCGGCTGTTCCACAAATTATTAATAGTGCAGCTATGGCCGGAGCATCCGCAGGTAGAGCCAGCACAATGAAGGACTTAAAAAACTCACGTAGTCAAAGAGCAAGGTTGGGTTTATGAGCATCATTGCTTTAGCGAACTTCATCCATATCACGACATCTAGTGGGGATGATCCAAAAGGTTTAAATCCTAATCGTTTTCAGAACGGTAAATATGATGAGCCTGTTGTCTTAAATGGGATAACCCATCAATATCTAAGTTTTAATTATCAAGGAGCAACGAGGAATTTAACCGGAGATAACATGGAATCTACGCTTATCTTGGCAAATAATTCGATCAGTATGAGTTACGCGAAAGCGGCGGTTGATAATAAATATCACATTCAAGTCGATACATGTTTAATGACTTCTGACTTTGCGCCTAGCAAGGTAATAACGTCTGAGACATGGTTAGCAGCATCTTTAGGTTACGATCCTGTAACTGTTGAAATACTTTTAAGTAGTGCAATAGACGCGGTTGGTGCTGACTGCCCGAATCGTGTTTTGACCTCTAGACAAGTCGGCCACCTACCAGTAACAGGAAGTATTCAGAATCGTTGAGACCTGACCAACTTATTGGTATGCCCTATCGTTTAGGGGCAGATTTTGATAAACATCAAGCGGGTGATTGCTTATCTTTATGTCGGACTGTTCTTAAATATTACCGAATTGAGTTACCCCCACCTAAACGAGATTGGTATCGGAGGCTAAGACGTAAAGATTACAGCGTATTTTTTGAAGAATTAAATCGGTGGGGAGTTGATTCACCCCCTAAACTAGGAACAATTGGTCTTTGCAAATCAGATGATGGTTATGGGATGGCTGCATGGTATGAGGAAGGATGGATAAGCTACAAGAGAACATTCGGAGAGTTGGCGGTCAACTGGAGTCGCCTCGACGGCCTCATGGTGACAGGCTGTTACTACCAGCGGAATTAGAATTATGTAACTTACTTGGGTTAAGTAGAGAGGAATATTTTGACTTTGTTGATATAACTTCTGCACATAACGGTGAGAGAAAAGAAGGATACGAGCTAATACCAGATATTAAAAATGAAGCTGTTTCTGCTCTTTGGGCTGCGGAGATAGGGTCAACAACTTTCGGAGCTATTTTTACTCAAGTCGCTGTATCAGTGGCTATTGGTTATTTATTAGCCCCGAAGCCGAAACCTATAAAAGCGGGTGCAACTGTTAGAGGTGAGGATGCGATAGGTAGTAAGAGGTTTGCACCACAGTTTGCATTTAATAGTCTTCAGGAATTAGCGACTTTAGGTGACACCGTTCCACTTGTTTTTGCAAATCAATCAGATCCTATTGAGGCATCTGATGTTGTAACAGGCGGTATTCGAGTTAATGGTCAACTCTTGTGGTCACAGTTATTAAGTCTTGGACGTTTACAGCAACTAAAGGCGATTGCTTTATTTTCTCTAGGTGAGATAGATGGCAGACCTGATTTTGCAGGTTGGGCTATTGGTGATCTTTTGCTCTCCACATATAGCAAGAAGAAGTTAGATCTATTTTTTAAGTCTAGTCCTATGAATCAATTCAATAGGATTACTAAATTTAACTACCCAGACGGCGATAAATATCCTAATTCTGAGGTTTTGGGTATGGACCTGCCTTATGAGGATGCTTTTTCAGACAATTGGCC